TTAGTTCCCGAACTAATTATTTTAACTTTATTTACTTTACCACTTGCGGTTAAAGAATTTGTTGAATATGATAAAACATCACAATCAGTATCAGTGTAAAGTGATTCTTCCGGAAGTTCTTTCAAATTAATATCAAACGATGTATTTGTAACGTTAAAAATATTATATTTTCCTGAATAAGAACTATTAATAAAATTAATTTCTGAAGAATTTTCAATAGTGTCATTTAATTTTATTAATTCATTATCCTTTTCTAAAGTATAATAAAGTTTTTTGGGATAATTATCTGAATATTTTAGTGTTATCGATGCATCACTACTAATTCCAATAGTATTGACACCAACTAAAGAAAAATTGCCAGTGGAAGCCAAAGACACAAATTCCTTTGATAGTTTTGAATCTGTATATAATTTAAATTCGTATCCTTGTAATGATGGATCAGATACATTAAAAACTAAGTCATTATTTTTTATAACATTTATTTTTGATTGAATTAGATTTAATTGTTGTGTTCCAATTCCAACTGAGGTAAATTTGACAAAATTTGGTGGTGATGAAGTAGAATCTTTATAAGTTTCGCATAAATGTATATTATTTGAATCTATTCTGTGAATATAGTATGTTCCTGCATTCAATCCACCAATTACTGAGGTTGATATATAATAAACTTTATCACCATTAATTAAACCATGGTTGGCAAAATTTATTTTACTATTTGTTGAACTGACTTCAGATGGTGTAAATGATAATAATTTTGTGCTAATTGATTTTATAGAATCAATATATTTTAAATTGATAAATGAAGATCCACCAACACCAATACTTTTATTGGGTCTAACATCAATATCTACAACATCATTTAAAGATAGATTGTGAAATGTTGAAACAGAAACAGTACTTCTAACATCGACTATATTACATAAAACCTCTTCAAACACTGATTCAAATGAATACTTATAGTTATTTGATCCAACTGAACCAGTAAAATATAAACCATTAGTGGTAGATGTTAATCCAACAGAAGTAACTATTCCAATATAATCTTTAGATTTGTTTATTACAAATAATTCTTTTTCTGTTTCTGCCCCTGATAAAATTTGAAATGAGACATTTCCATCATTGCTAACTTGAATTGCTGTGGTTCCAGTGGGCCTTTTCAATATAACTTTTTGATTTGTTTGAAATCCATGATTTGGTATATATATCGATTGAGTTGGTATTGCAATAGAAATCAACTCGGAACCATTATAAAAAGATTTATTGACAAAAGTTCCGGACAAAGTACCAACACCTATTGAATTGGTAGGATTAAAGTATCTTAGATAATTTTCTACCTGAGTTTGAGTAACAGATTTTGCTCGTATTTTTAATACATCTGGCAAAAATGAAACGATAGAATTGGTGGTACTTAATCCAGCAGATGATGTTCTTTCTACTCTTAAAATTGATAAATCATTAAAATAATTCAATATTGTAAAATACTGATCATATTCACCAGATATTTTAATAGAACTTCCAATAGAGACCCTTTTTGGAAAATTCTGCAAATATATATCAGTTACTATACCTGTAGCACCATATGTAATAGGACTGTCTAATCTAGTAGTAAATTCTTCTAAAGAAACATTATGTTGACCATTTAAATTTGAAAATGTTGATGTTAATCCAGTTACAGATATTCTAGAATTGTTAGTAACATCATAATTTGGCAGATATTTTACATAAAATTCATTGTTTGAATTTGAATAAAGTTTTGAATTTTCATATATTTTTGAGATTGATGTTATACTGTCTATTTTTTTACCATCTATGGATTCTATGGAACATTCTAATCCGTATCCGGACGTACCATTGTTATTAAATCGCAGTAAATCTCCTACTTTATAATTATCTCCTCTATCCGATATTGTTATTTTCTCAATATCACCAGAAACTACAGAATCTACTTCACATACTTGACCAAAATAATTTGGAATAAAATCATTTCTACCATGTTTCTGTCCAGATTTATAAGGTAATGTATTTCTTAATAAATTTGAAGCATTAAAATCAAATTTTTGATTGAAATTTGGATTTATGTTTTCTGATATTATTTTTGATCTATAATATTTGCCAACAAAATAAGGAAATACTCCATTATATTCATTTTCTGAATTTAATGTAGTAGTTGCAAAATATGCATAAACTCCATTTGGATATTCTGGAGTTTTGCAAAATCTTCCATTATATTCATCTAGATCTCCAGAATTTGTAAATTCATAATCATCAATAAAATAACCTAAAGGAAAATCTGTTGTACTAACTCTATTTTCAACTTCTACTAAGGAATAACCAGACTCCATAAGTTTTATTCGAGATGCAGAATTCTCCGGATCTGAGAAACCGAATGGACCATAAATTGGAATACCATCATAAGAAAATCCTATGATTGGTGAATGACTATTACTAGATTCATCAAACAAAGACTTTAACAAATCAGAATATCCAGTTATTACATACTGAAGAGTATTATTTTTTGTCCGATATAAAAATTCATATGATTGGTTTCTATAATTTTGATATTGTACACCATACTTGTAACAATTGTCTAAAGTTAATGGTCTGATTTTGGGAAAAAACACTGCATTTTTTCCAGTAGTAACCACCTTTAAAGTAGTATCATCTAAATTATAATTATATCCCTCATTTAAAACAGTTACAGATACTAATCTACCATTTGTTTTATTAATGTTAGCTCTAAATAATGCTCCAGATCCACTTTTACTTTCAACAACTATGTCTGGTACTGAATAATATTCCGAACCATAATAAGAAACTAACACATTTACTATTTTTCCTTCAGAAATTACAGGTGTTAGTTGTGCAGATTTACCACTCAATATTTTTACATCAGGTACATTTTCTAAGTTCAATATATTTGATCCATAATTGGATCCTTTTTCATAAAGATATGTTTGAATTATTGATCCTTTGACTACAGGTGTTGCCGTAATTGATTTAACTGTTTGACCATCTGCTAAAGTGTATGTAACATCTACAGATATATTTGGATAATTAAAATATTGATAACCAAGTCCTGTAGATGAGAATTTAACGTAATTATTACGCAAGTAATTGTGGTTATCTGTTCCACCTACTCCAGCATTACAAACTCTAAATGAATTTTCATCTACTTTTAAGACATAATATTGATTTGAAGTAGACAAACCAGAAATCTGAGTTGTTTCAAAATCATATGTTATTAATTCACCACTTAAAAATCCGTGATCAGTAAAACTAATTGTATGGTTATATGTTGATATACCAGTCGGTTTTACAATTAATTTTCTATTTGTAAATCCTTCTCCACCATTTATAATCTTAACTGAATCTAAAACTTCTTTAGCTTCAGTTTTAAATTTATGAATACCAAAATTTCCAACTGTTGTAAAACCAACCGTGTTTATTCCTGATACATAATCATTATAAGTTGGGTGAATTTTAATTGTCTTAGAATTAACTACTTTCGCATAAAATGATGAATTATTTGTTAAATACCTACCACTATTAATGTCAGACCCTTGAAATGTACCTATTCCTATTTTGCTATTATTAATATTATTAATATCATAAATTACTTTTTGACCGTCAATAAAATCATGATCGGTTAAGAAAGTAATAGTTTCTGATGTTATACTTAATCCACCTCCTTCTTCTATTGTTCTAGCATCAAAAAATACTTGTCTATTTTTTAGATTAGTTACTGGGGAAAGAATTACATTCTTTCCATTACCACCAGAAACTTTTACAATTATTGGTTTTTCAATATTAAATTCTTGAGGATCTATGTGTATTTTTTCGATAGATCCTTGAACAACTGGTTGTAACTTTGCATTTCCACTAGATAATTGCAATACTGGTGGATTAACTACATCATATTTTTCTCCAGGGTTTATAACTTGAACAGATTCCAAAGGTCCATAATAAATTTTATCATTGGATTTTGGACTAAAAATTTCTACACCATTTGCAAGAATACCAATAGTTTCTGTTCCAATAGGATCTTTTCCATCATAAAATGTGTCAACATTAGATTCTATTTTTTTAAATATTTTTTGTGGGAATATTTTACCATTTTCAGTCTTCTGCGATGATAAAGTAAAATTGTGTGTTCCACTAGGAATACTTGTCAAATAAACAAATTTATCTATAGAAATAAATGATTTTGAAAGAAATAATTTTATCTCTTTTTTATTAGAAGATACTATAATATAATATAGTCCCTCCGAAAGACCTACTATGGGAGAATTTGAATATGAGTAATATACTCTGTCTCCACTTAAAAAGGATACTTCACTATTAAATCTTATTGAAGTATATTTTTCTTCAGTAGTATCAAAATTAACTAATGAAGATGCATTATAAGAAAATAAGTCTTTAGTTATTGTATATGAAGGTAAAGAATTTGAAGCAACGTATAAATTTTTACCATCTTCAGAATATGTATTAATTACATCACATGTAATATTATTATGTTGTAAAGGAATTATTGAACTTGAAGAAGTTTTTAATTTTCTTCTGATATCATATTTTTTTAAAGGATTTAGCGAACTTAAGTTTGACCTAAATTGTATTTCACCAGTGGTTTTGTTTATAGAGGTTACTTCTACATTGACTAAAGAATTTACTAATATTTCTGTGTTTCTTTCTAAAAATTCTACATAGTCACCTTTTTTAAGCGATGAGTTATCAATCTCACTTAAAGTGAATGCTACTCTAGAATTTGTGTTAAATTCACTAAGTTCATATCTGGAACTAGTATTGTAAATAAAAGTATTTGCAATTTTCTGCAAATTAGTTTTATTTGCTGGTGGATTTTTAATTAAATCTCCCAGATTCTTAGAATATATTTTATCTTTTTCGTAAAAAATATAATCAGATTCTTCTGGGTTTTTAATTTCAATATTTACAATATTTCCTAAAAGGCGAAGATTAATTCTTTTATCTTTATCACCATTTTCATATCCAAAATAAGTATCATTAGAGTATACAAGAGATGTTTTTTCTATGTCAGCATCAATATAATCTTTATTTTTTGTGTAACATCCAAAAAATTGATTAATACTCTTGTCTGTATAAAAAATTTCAATTCCATCACAGAATATACTTCCAGAATCTTCAAATCCAATTGTTGAATCTACTGTAATAACATTTAAATTATCTGTTGATGTTATTTTTTCTACAATTTTAGAAGAAGGTGTAACTAAAAATTGCCCATTACTTTCAGTATTTGAATCATCATTTCCTAGAAATATATAAAATCTGTAATATGTTTTATTATTTCTAGTAAATATTTCTGCTTCAGATACAGAACCAAATACATTGGGATTATTATTTTTTATTATTTGATATCCAGTTAATAATAGAGGATCTTTATCAGGAGATAGATTTTCAAATAATAATTCTTTTCTTCTTTTGTAATCTGCCGCAGAAGATTTGAATAAAAATGCTTCTAAATCAATTATGGATGGTTCTATTCCATATAAAGCATTAAATAAAATCCTAAATGATTCTTTACTTCCTTTTGTCTGATAAAAAGACTTTGAATTTTTGATGAAATTGTTTACATTTAAATATTCATATAGGTCTACTTTTTCTAAACCTGGTAAAAATGTAAACTTTATTTTTTCATAAAATTTTTGTAAAAATAAAACACTTAAATTAGTAACTTTAGATCCAGTTACATGAGATGATGCATTAGTGGTACTGAAGACTAGTTCACTATCATAGGACTCTATTCCACTAAATCCCCTTACACATCCGGTAAATCTATCTTCTAGTCTTTCTTTATAAGTTATAATTTCATCATCAATTTGGAGTAATCCATACGAATTTGGAAATCCTAAAGTACTATTAACAAGTATTACATCACTAGTTTCGGTAATTTGTTGAGAAAGAGTTGTATTTCCTGAAATTACTTCTGGTGTTAAATTATCTAATTTAAGATACTCTACTAAATTTTCAACAATATCAACACTTGCACCTTGATACTCTTGTGAAATGTAATATTGCTTCAAAAATTCAGAAAATTTTGGATTTTCTTCTAGTATAAATTCTGGTATTTGATTATCAATAATTTCTTGAATTCTTACCTTTGATTCAAAGTTTGATTGTACCATATTATTTTCTAATTAAACTTCCGTTAGAGTAACTTGATTGATAATAATCTCTGATGAATAAAACACCAGAAGTATTTTCTCCAGAAGATATTACATCTTTAATCATATTTATTTTACTTTTTGAAATGTCTAAAGAAAGATATAAATCTTTAAGAGCTATTACATCATTAGATTCGGGATATGCTTGTATTTCAACAACACTATTTGCAAGTTCAGTTTCAATAATATTAATTGCATTTAATCTTATTTCTCCAGTTTGATAATTTACTGTCCCAGCAGAACTTATAATTGTTGTTGGAGACTGAGATGGATTTTCTGATAACTTAATTATGGCAAGAGTTCCAGTAATTTTATCTTCATTTGGAATATCTGTTAGATATACAAATGCACTTTCAGACGCTATTTTAAATCCTGTGGATTTTATATTTGCACCTTCAGAATTTGCATGAAATTTATTTCCATAACATAATTCATATTCTGCAAATTGGTTTAATAATACATTCAAATTTCTTCTAATTGTAATTTTAGTAATGTTTGATGTAACTGAAACATCGGTGTTATCTATAACCTGTAGTAATTTACTGTATTTAAAACGACCACCAAATTTGTTAATATCTAAAGAATTTGAATATGTGTTTAAAGAATTTTCTATTTTTGTTTTTAAATTTTCTACACCAGGAGAATTTGAAGTATTATAATAAACATATGAATCTAGTTCAATATAAAGAACTTTAATATCTGTGATTTTTTGATTTATACCAGTGATTGCGTATTGCTTCAATTTTGATAAAATTAACTGTTTATCAAATTGAGAAACATATAATCCATCTTTAGGTTTGATTGATATTGTTATAGATCCATATTCGGGAGGATCTAAATCTTCACCTCCAACTACACTTACAACCTCTGCATTTGGATATATTATATTTTTTATAATAGACTCATAATCGCCAGCAGTTAC